ATGCATGGAGGGGGTGCAAATTTCGCACATCCCCCCGCCTCTGTAAATTAATTCTCCAGGGTGCGTTAATCTTCTTCTGAATCTGGTTGCTTTACTTTTATATATAAATTCATAAAATCATATTGAATTATTTCATCAATAGCTCTTTCAATCTCTTCTGCTTCTTCTTCTTCTGTGAATTCATTTGATGTTTTAGCTATTCTTGCTAAGTATGAACATGAATTGTAACCTTTTTCAACATCAAACAAAAACCAAGAATTGAAATCTTCAAAAGGATTAAAAGGATTATCAATTGTTGATAACATTACTTTCATTTTAATTAAGCTCCTTTCAAAACTTTATACAAACATTTGTTAAAACATTAATTAAACAATTGATTAAACAAATTAATTACATATAATCAATCAAACAATTACTTATTTGAATACTTGATTATAGTTGATGCAGATACACCTAGTTTTTGTGCTATTTGGGCGTTAGTATAACCAGAAGCCTTAAGAGTAGCTATATGATTTATTTTAGCCTGACTTAGTTCTTTAGTGCTTCTAGGCATAGCTAATTGTTTAACAGTATCCATATCTGCATTATTTAGGATAGTCTTTAATGTATTCGGTGATATGGCTCCTGCCTGTATAGCTTCCCATTCTTTGTCTGTAATCTTAACTAATTCTCTCTTAGCCCCCACCTGTCTTCTCATCTTATCTAGGGCCTGTTGTCCAACCTTTTTCTTCTCCTTCTTAGTCATATCGGGGTTGTCTTTTACCTTGGCTTGAACTATGGCATTAGCTAGGGTCTGAGCCTGACGTTCGCGTGGGGCATTCTTTAGGGCCACGTTTACTTTAGCTTTTAGGGATGCCGCTTCTTTTTGATAGTGGGCCTTAGCTTCAGGACTATATGGTATGTCTGGGGTAGTTACCATTTCTTTACGGGCCTGGTTAGCTAGGGCTTTAAGATGATTAGCATAGTCTGCGTATACTAATTCAACTGGGTTCCTACTATCTGATACCAATGTGTATGCGTCATCAGTCTCGAACATCTTAGTACTTTTTTGTGTCTTAGTTATTGTTTTAGTTTTAACTTTTCCAGTCTTCTTATCTACTATTTTCTTTTCATATGTTAAATCATCTGCTACTTTCCATGATTGTTTACCTGTCTCAGGATCTATAATAGGAGAACCTTGTCTTTTAAGTACTGATTGTTGCCCTTTGGCACGGGATACTATTGTACCTGTACCCTCACTGTATCTTCCTGTTTCAGGATCAACATGACCTTGGTATTTCTTTTTCAATGCTTTAATATTATTGTCAGCTTCGCTCTTCTTGTAGTCTAGTTTATGTTTAGCAGCATCAATAACAACCATTGAATGTCTAACTGCTCTTGCTAATTCATCATCACTAGCTCCAAGTAATGTCATATCAGTTATTAAGTTAGAAATTTTACCCATCTCATTTTGTGTATTGTCTTTCTTACCTGTTTTCATATACTTCATTCCTGGACGCTCTGGGTATTCCATCTTAGGATCAAATCCTTCTAACGCTTTTAATGGCGGTTTAGAACTTATTCTAACACTACCACCTGTAGGAATAACCATTGCTGTATCACCATCAAAGTCTGCTCCTGATAGTCTCTCTGCTACTTTACTATTAATACAAACAGCATCTTTAGCATTAGCTCCTATTAATTTTTTGGCCTCTTTGTGTTTATTGTTGACAGTAAGGATTGGTATTTCAAATAGTCCTCCATGAGGGTATCTAACTAGTGCTACCTTTTCTCCATCATTATAGTTAGGAGCATAGATTTCATTATCTTTCATTGAAGGTACCGGTAAGATTACTTGATACTTTTGTCTAGGTAATGCTGCTGCATGTAAATGCACTGCTGCTGAATCGCAGTCATCAGAGAATGATTTAAGTAATGATTTCTTAACAGTAGGATTAGTTAAACTCATTATTTCATCAAACTCTGCTTGTTTATCTGCAGATGCTAAGCCTAATTGTCTCTTTACTAATGATAAGTTTTGTTTAGATAAGAATTGTGAAGGTAATTTATCAGCCCATTCGCCCCAGTCACCTTCTTCTGCTCTCTTATTTATTAATGAAAGTTTTCTATTACCATTTTTATCAGTATAGTAACTTTGGCCACCAGCTTTGATTAAAGAACCAAATGGATTATCTGGGTCATCTTTTATCGGTTTCAATACTTCAAGTTTAGATTTATCTTTTGTTTTATTAGTGTTGAACATTACATCTACACCTTTTGGTAAATCATCAGAATATACAGCCATTCCTTTTATATAGTGAGTTCCATCAACCATAATACGAACTTGTGCATAATGAGAATTACCTAAGTTAAGGTCTTCAACACCTCTTCTTATTTCAACTAGTCCATCTTTTTCTAATCCACCATCTTCAGCATATCTTATAGCAAGTCTCTTAGAATCCATAGATGATGGATAAACAAATTTATCGAATGTTTGTCCTCCATCATGTGATGTATATTCATGTACTGAGTGTACATTCTGATAATCATATATAGCACTAGATACTTTTCTTTCATTACCGTTTTTATCTATTATTGTTTTATAAGGTGTATCTGGTGGACATAATACTTTTAAATTGGTTTGTTTACCAGGATTATTAACTTGTGGTACCCCACCTCCAAATGTATTATATCCTTCCATTTCCAAAATATATAAAGCAGTTTTAAGTTTTTCTTTTGATATACCTAATTCCCTTTCAACACCAACACCTACGTCTATCATTCCTTTTTCGTCTACTTGTTTTTTAAGGAAATCGGCTGTTTGTTTAGCTTGTTTCATTCTACTTTCAGATTGTTCATTTAATAAAGAACGAACAGATGAGTCGTTTTTATAGCCCATTTGTTTAGCTATTTCATTAAGAGAATATCCTTTTTCTCTAAGACCTTTAGCTGTGTCAACTTCTAATTGTCTTCTTTCATCTTTAGCTAAAGATTTTTGTGTTCTTAATTGGCTAGTAGTCAATCCCATACTTTCAGCAATATCTTTTTCACTCATGCCCTTTTTAGTTAGTTCGTCAACTCTAGATAGAAAGTCTCCGCTATGTTGGTAGGGGTCTTTACCACTTCCCCAAGGATATCTTCCTGAACGTCTAGGCATTCCATAGTGTAATAGTTCATCAATAGGTGGTTTATCTTGATAAGCCATTTACTATTCCCCCTCAATCTTCATTTTATCGATTATTTTATCAAACGTGATTATCTTATCCATAATAGGTAAAATATCTTCCACTGTAGGATTATGAACAATAATCTCATTGTTTTGATAAATCCTTAATTCCATATCAATATCGCTAGGTTTCTTATTGTATTCCAAACAGAAAAGAGCAGCATATATCTCAAGCTGTTCCATGTGCGCTCTAGTTACACCAGTTTTTAAATCATGTATTCTTAATAAATTGTTTCTAAATATAATAGCGTCTGCTGTTCCAAAACAATTATCTGAATAATATAAAACTTGTTCTGGCTTCATCTTAAATCCAATAGCATCATTAACATACATATTTAATGTCTTTTGAGATTTAGGTAATTTTTGTCCTAAAGTTATACATTGGCAAGCAAAGTCATGTAAGATAGTTCCATTTAATGTTGCTTGAAATTTAGTGTATGAATCTACTAATTTATCAGCATCGTAATTAATCCAATGATATTTGCTAGCGCCAAGGAATGCATGTTTACCTTCCAGAGAATAGTGTTTGTTGAAGTTCATCTAGCACTACCTCCTTATTCTCAGGATATATAAATCTTGCAAATGACATGTCGTCCATTTTGTCAACATAATATTCTTGATTAGGACGATGTGATGCAGCTCCAGATTTCTTTACTTCTAGAGCTGCCCATTTGTCATTGTATAAAATTAAAAGATCCGGTATTCCTTGAATATAGGCAGAATCATTTTTCATGACTATACATCCAACAAAAATATCTTTTAATTCTTTAATTAAATTTTTTTGAAAATCTCTTTCTAATTTCCCCATAATAGAATATCCCCTTTCAAACCTTAGTAGTACAATTTCATTATCATTAACATTGACATATTAGGTTTTGATAAGGTTTTTAAAATTTCGTACATACAATCATCTCCTCTTTAAAATATAGTTTCCATCGCTCTTAATGAAAAAGAAGAGAGTAAGAATTTCTTCTTATACTTTTTTCAAGCCTCTCTTCTAAAAACAAAAAGGACGAGATATACAGTCCTCCACTTAGTCTAAGACTAAACAACTGCTCTTTACTTCCGTAATCCCACAACATATCTCTCTCCTCATAAAAGGGCATGTTTTTTTCGCGTACCCTAATCGTCCTCTAATCTAAAGCATTCGAAATTTTCGCAATAATCAAAACCTTTTACAAAATCATTTTTTAAATTACACATAAGATCAGCATATAAATCATTATCTAAGACTTCGTAGTTCCAATTATAGTATTTACATAAAGCACACATTTGAACATGTTCACATCTACATCCTTCATTACCACATAGTTTCATAATATACCCTCCTACTTGTTCATTTTATCTTTAATTGAGTCCACTATAAGTGAACACAAAAATATAATGCATATACATATAAATAAAAATTGCATTAAACTTTTATCTCCCATAATATCTTCTCCTAACTAAAATGGAAATTCTTTATATTTTAGTTTAGCTCTATAAAATTCTTCTCCTGCTTCGAACACTTTTTCAACTTGTATATCTTCGATTAAATATTCTCCCTTTAAGTATTCTATAAGTCTAGATAGTTTTAAATAACTCTCACTCTTTATTTCAGCGGTTATACTTGCCATTTCCTCTCTAGTTGTTAATGGATCGATATATTCATCTTTTTCTTTCTCTTTTTTAAAAGTTAAACAATATCCAT